GCATGAGCCACGTCAGCCTTATAGATTTCCTCCTTGATAACTTGTATTTTGAAGTTCATATTTTCTTCGTGCTTCCACTGATCTTCTTTCATCTTTTCATAGTCATCACGAATCTTTTCTCTATCCTCTTTGATTTCAATCCGCAGTTCTTTAAGACCTGCAAGGACTTCCGTATTAACGAGCATCTGATTTTTGTATATCACTCCAATAAGAACGAGGCAGAATGCCCCAATAGTTGAAATGATGGCTATCATAATGCCAGGATATTGCGATGCAAATTCCGTTGTGGATATAGCGGCAGAAAACAGCACCGTACAGAACCCCGATATAACCACCACCATAGGCTTCGTAATAGCCGCCTCTCCCATGTTAGTGATAGTGTGTATTAGATGTGGCATCATATACTATCCGTTATATCCTTCTTTATAAACAGGCTGCATGAGCGGTGGCTCAATCTTGCCAACTATTTCAAAGGTATTGATATTTACTATTAGCTTTGTGTCTGATTTAGACCCGCTTGGCTCGGTTAAATCGATAACCATTTCGTTAGCCCTTATTTTTAGTGCATTGCTCATAATCCTGTTGGTATTGTTACGTAAGTTCCATGAATGCGTAAAGTACTATTTCCCGTAGTGAGATTTCCTGCAAATCCGATAGCAGCCACAATAGGCTGTGCTTCAAAATTTGTTGCGTCGCTTGATGAAAAAGAATCTATAAGTTGAATAATTGCGATCTTGTCATTTGTTGCATCAAAAAACCCTGTTGTAAGCAGCATGGTTGTAGCTGATGGCCCTGTTCCATCTTTGTATTTTATGACAAAGTTGTTCGTTGTTCCGATAGCATAGGCTGTTCCTCCATAATCAAGGCTTATCTGAATAGAAGTAAGCTGATTCATATAACCCGCAGCCGGTGCAGCTACAAGTGTCTTAGGTGTTCCGTTTAAAGCCAATAATTCGGCTGATGATATATTGGTTGTGAAAGATGTAACAACACTTGCCCCTGCTGCCCCTGTGGGACCGGTTGCACCGGTAGCCCCCGTTGCTCCATTACTTCCCGCGGCACCTGTCGGTCCTGTTGGCCCTGATATGCCTCCCATTTGCTGAGAGAATCCTGATAACGAACATATCGCAATCAGAAAAATAAATAGTAACTTTTTCATATTAAGATTGATGAAATTCTTTAGCAACCCATTTTTTTCCACTTACACCACAAAAGATAGTGATTTTCTCTTGCGTGCAAAAGTTACCACTGCTAATTGATTGACCTGCACCCAATTGAATGGATGTTCCTGCGGCAGATGCTGCTGATGTGAAATTGATGTACATTACCGTATCAGAAATGTTTTGAATAAACCATCCTGCTCTTCTGTTGATTGTTTCTGCAAACATTAATGTTTGACTTGTTGTATCGGAAGTGCCACTCCTATCGGTGTACGTTCCTACTTGGATTCCTATCATATTTTTAAATATATTTTAAGGTTGTTTTTTATAATTTATTTGGTATTGAACATCTATCCATGTCCTTTGGCACTCCGAGAGTAATATCCAAGGCCCATCCTGTTACTTCGTCATCAAACCTATCCCTGAACGGATCAAGTCGGGGGGACTTGGTATCAAAGGACCATCCATAAGTAGGCAGTTGTAATTGATGAATTACATCAAGGGCAATGGATAACATATCGGATTCGACTTCCTGAGCGTTTGTCTGACCTTTATGAACGAGGTCACAAAAGATAAGAGTGAATGAAAGATTGAGTTTCAAATCTACAACGGTTGCAGGCTTAATAAGTGCCATCATCATAGGGTAATAGATTGTTCCCGATGTGGCAATATTATCAATGGTGTCGTACTGAAATGAATTTATTTGCTGATGATTATCCGCAATATCATTTAGCGACTTTATTACCTGATTTAGTGTTAGCATTTTTTTCTTTCTCTTTCTTTTCGAGGTATGTCTTTAATTTTTCAAGGTTTCGTTTGTATGCTGCCATTTATTCTGCGTTTGGGTTTTCATATCTATCTTGTACGGAGCGTTCTCTTGTAGTGCCTAAGAAGATGCCACTCTGATACGGCGAGCGGTCAGGGCGAAGCGCATCAATACCATTGCCGGGATTTAAGTATAATGGGAAGGTGGTAACATTCTCCTGTAAGTATTGCATCATTCGCTTATCGTACCATTCCGCCTTATCCTTTAATCGGTCCATCAATCTTTTCACATCGGAAACAGAAATAGGATTGCTATTCTCCGAGTTTTTATACATGATGGACTTGTTAGTCATCTTGAATGTAAGTACATCAATGCCTTCGTATAAAGTCCAGTATTTTAGGCTTGGGGAAATATAGTCATCAAGCAATGTCTTGTTGCTTATTGTTCCTGTGGTAACCGTACCCGCAACCACTTGAGCCACCAATTGAAGATAGAGAGCCGAGCCGAGCATGGTATGGATATGAATGTCTTGAGCCTCTTTGATGATAGGGCGAATAAGATTTACATCGACATTTTCGTCGAGGTAGGACATATCCTTCACATACTGCTCTGATATGAATAGTGCGGTTGCCATTTATGATTTTTTAGTTACTATATTTTGTTGCCAAATATGGCGGCAATGTGGAATATGAATTGTAGTGCCGGGCTTCGTATACCAACCGCCTCGCATCATCCATACATCTTCGCCCGCTTCTGCCGATATGGCTTCAATTTCTTCGCGGGTGTATAGTTTTTCCTTAGCAAGTAATTCTTTACAGAAGTCCCTCGAAGTGTCAATCATGGATTGATTAAAACCAGGAGCCCAAGCATATTCGTACAACACAAATATCTCAGCGGTTTTTGCAGGGCTTTCTTCAATGGTTGTCTTTCCTTCGGGGGTTACTTCATTGAGCGGTGCGCCTTGTTCTGACTTACCTACCTTCAAAATACCATCATCAACAAGGGATTTAATCGTTTTGGTGATATAATCGAGTGGCTTTTTTATGATTGCGGCTATCTCGGAGGGGGACATTAAAGGATTTTTATCCAATAAATCAATGATTGCCCGCTCGTTTGATGTGTAGAAGTACCCTTTAGCAATTGATAACTCACTTTCAAGGGCTAATTCCCTTGTAAAATGGTGCACAAACCGCTTGTTTATGATGTTAAATTGGTCTTTAGGAGTGCCGTATTTGTCAAATAATGGCAAGTAATCTGTGTTTTGTTTGCTAAATGTGGCGGCGGGGGCATCCGCTGGGATTACATCGCCACCTATTTGTGGCGCAAGCCCTGCCAATTGCCTGATTTCATTGGTTGTTAATGATGAAAGTACCTTATTGGCAACTAATGGGGATAAAGAATTGATAGCATCGGCAGTAGCGTTAGCACTTGCTTTGGTATCTAACTCAGGATAACCCGACTTAAGCCTTAATTCATTCTTTGTTAATATCTGTGCAAGTGTGTTCTCGCTTAATTGTTCTGCTATCGGCTCGGCTTCATTCAAATATAAGTCCGTTGTAACGCCTGATAAACGAGCAAGAATATTGAACACGTATTCAATCTGCAATTGTTCAGGCTTTACATATACGTTCTTAAATAGCTCGTATGCTTCCACCATCTCGGAACGCCCGCCCAATTGCCCTTCGGTCTTAATGCCAAATAACATGGGCGATGTGATGCGGTGGCCTGTGAATATTTCTTCTTGCACCCACTTGGTTAATTCCAAAAACATCTTATCGGCATTTGTCATTCCTATTGGAAGTATCTCCGCCGCCTTTTCTTTTCCATCGGCAAAGTTTAGGATGAAAGAGCCTGCGTTGTCAGTGCCTGTAAACTTTTCTTTAAATTTCTTTTCAATATCCTTTTGTTCCTCAGGTAGCGGAGTACCATTGAGAAAGTTTACCATGAATGTCCCTGCAAATCCATTCTTCACATTATTATAGTGGTAATTACTTATCTCTATATCCGTTTCTATATTGCTGATTGCACCCAAATACTCAGGGAGAGGATAAACATCAAGTGCGGGGTGATAGGTCTTGTAAAAGAGTATTTGCGCCCCCTTTGGATTGACAGGATCAAAGGCGGGATAAGTAGCGAAATCTTCTGAGCCAACTATATCTCTATTTTGTTTTCCGTTTACAATCCAAGAAGATGAATAATAGAATGTAGTATTGTCTTTATTGCTGCGAATCTTACGGAATGGAACGTGCTTGATGCTTGCAGGCTTCCCGCCCTTCTTATCCCAAATGACTTCTAAATAAAAGCCGCCAAAGATTTTTTTATCCTCATCGCACTTCATAGTAACATCTTTCAAGGTTTCCCCATCAGGATTGATAAGATTTATAAACGCCTCTGCATTTAATGTTTGCTGCTCATCCAAATCCTTAGCATCATATCCCCATCCCGCACCGGTTGTATAATTTACCTTTGACTTAACAATAGCGGCGTGCTTTGCAGACCTATCATACAGTTTGATAAGATAATCTGCATAGTCATTATTAACTCCTAAGAATACCCAATCCTCGCCCCTTACCTCTTTGAATATGGGCGTAACATGGTTATCCAATTTAACAACTGAAGGGGCGTGATATTTACCCGGTATATGCTTTGAATTGTTTGTCTTGCTGCTCATATCTTATAAATTGTGATGGCGTACCTACAACGAGTAGTTTACCGATTTCAAGGGGTGTCGTGTTATCTGAAAGTGTATGGTCAAGATTCGTAGTACTTGTTTGTTCATAGATTTCATAGTGCCAAAATCCAGCGGGTAATAATTCAATGGTACCCGATGTGAGTATCTGTGTGCCGCTTGTTTCTGTGAGGATGAACTTATTATACCTATCAGGATAAGAACTAATATCAGGGGCAATGAAAGCCGCCTCAGTCCTTTGCATATCATTGATAAGCCTGAAAAGAAAGACAGGCGATGTAAGCGTTTTCTTTTCATTCAAGGTAAGTATTAAGGTATTGTTCTGATTTTTTAAAACCTTTAGCATATAATCAAATATAAAAAGGCTCGTTTTTTTATAAAAAGAAAAGCCTGCCACCAATTAAGATGACAGGCTTTGGAATCAAAATGAAAACTAACTATGCAACGGTTAAGGTAGCAAGCAATGACCCGGTAACGACTTGAGCGGGAGCAGGCTCTTTGCCCATGAAGGTCAAAGAATAGCCATTCAAATCACCCATTGCCTTACCAGTCTTGCCATCGGAAGCACCAAGGTCGCAACCATTCGCCTCGCCAAGTAACCAATATATCCCATTATTATCTTTAACAATGATGTATAAGCGGTTTTGAACGAGTTGGCGGATGTTGTTACGATTGGAAGCCGATAATTGCTTCATGTTAAATTTCACTTCCTGCTCATAGAATACTGTTCCATTTTCTACGGAGGGAACTATCTTTTCGGTAAACTCTGCATTCTCTTTTTCAAGTTTGAATGTCCAGAACTTTTTACCCGAAGATAGGGAGAACGCGGTTATAACGCCTGATGTAGAAGTAAGCGATGCTTTATTCTCAATCTCGGTGATATAAATTTCTGAAATGCCCCCTACCGAAGAACGGCAGGGGATTTCATAGCCTTGGATTACTGCACATGCTGATGGCATATCTCTTAGGTGTTTTGGTATTGTACGATTTCAGTTGGGAAAGCTATCTGACAACCTGCTTTGAAACGGAACAAGGTCTTGATGTTTTGATCGTCCTGAGAGAACCATACATCGTATTTCTCGTATTCGTTTAGCAAGTCAGTACCAAAGTACAGATTTGATTTTCTGCAACAAATGATACGATTCTTGTAAGTTGCCAACGCAGCGGAGTTGTTGTCAGCATTCAATCCGGGAACTGCAACGATTTTCAGCGGCAATCCGGGATACATCATCTCCCAAGCATTCACATTGACATCATAACCTGACCATCCATTGGCAGCGTTATCTGTCTGCAACTTCGTTACAAGTGTTCTGAATGTATCATATCCGCAAAATGCTACAAGATCTTCTGCACCTACCACGTTATTTGGAATCAATGAGTAAATATTCTCAAAGATACCTCTTACCGTTGATGTGCTTATTGATGCCTGTGTTGTTGCATTCACCGTTGAAGCCGAAGCCGCATCAATGATTTTCAACCAACCATCAAACTTGTTTGTGTTTACAAGTCCGCTTGATGTATCACCTTGCCAAACTGCTATCTCCAATTGTCTTTGGATAAGTGCAATCTTGCGGTCTATGATTTCCTTCTCAAGTGGAAGTTTGTCGTGCATTCCGCCCGGCTGAACTAACCTCTGTAAGAACTTTGCTTCCAAATCCTCAGGACACAATGTTTCAGAAATCATAATCTTAGAAACGGTGATAGTCCTCTTTGTGAAGGTTGTCGTTCCTGATGTGTTGTAAGAACATCCGCCATCCGTTTGGAAGTCTGCGGTTGTGTCTAATATGGTTATGTTTTCAGCGGATTTAATACCTGCTTGAATGTTTACCATTTGGAGGGTCTTGCCCCCAAAGAGCGAGGAACTTATAATTTCCTTCTCGTTTTCATTGATGTAGTCTACAAGACCACCGACGCTAAATGCCATGTTTTATTTTTTTTAGGGGTTTAATTTAATTTCTGAATATTGTTTTGAATTCTGTTCTGATTTTTCTTGCTTCGTCTGCAAGGTCTTTGAATGATTGCTTCTTTACGATGCCATCCTTTTTTTCAAAGGCCGATTTCTCACTTGGCAATTCTGCAATCTTTTCTACAAGTGCAAACATCTCTGTACTTGTTGTTTCGATTGCGGCAATCTTATCGGATGCTGCTTTCAATTCCGCTTTTAAGGCTTCTATTGTGGCGGCATTCTCAGTCTTTGCGGCTTCAAATTGTGTTGATACGTGGCTTTTAAATTCGCCAAATAACATATCGAGCAGTGCTTGAAGTTCTGCCGCTGAATTATCAGCACCCATTTCTTCTTCGGCTGCACCTACTTTGGAAATCATGCCACCTGCAACGGTGATGGTAGTGCCATCGGGAAAAGAATAATCACCATCGGGGGCAACCATTTCTTCTCCTTCGGTATTTTTCATCATAACCTTTGCGCCTTCGGCAGGGGTGTCCCCTTCGTACATAAGCACTGAGCCATCGGCAAGGGTAACCTCTGCGAATGCAGCGGGTGTTTCGATGTTAAATTTTGCGATAAGTTTCTTTAACTTGTCTAAGATTTTTGGATCCATTGGTTTCTTTTGTTTTTAAATATTAAATTGATTGATAGTTTATAATTTCACATATTTTGGATAATGTCGATAATCTGTAAAAGTATATCCTCATCCGTTTCTTTGATGTAGTCATATCCAAGCATTCCCTCGACAGAAAACCCTGTGAATGTGCCATCTTTTACTTGCTGCCAAATCTCATCGTTATCAACTTTGAAAGAGCCAAACCAAGAGCCATCGGGCAAGGTGTCAAATCCTGTTGGCGTGTGAATGCCCCTTGCAGAATCTATCAGCATGGATTCAAACATATACACTCCATCGGGGCGTTGCTTGGAATCGTGGTTAAGGTTTACATTTGCCTGATAGCCTTTACGGAAAAACTTCTGCACAATCTGTTCGGTGGTTGCGGGATCAAATACAACGTAAAATTCTCCCGATTCATCCCTGCGATATATTGGAAGATTCGCCACTATTAAAGGACCTGATACAATCCGTTTTTCTTCGGACTGCATCACAAACCGTTTTTGATTTGAAAAGGCCATGAAGTTCTTTTCAATGGCGGGGTCATCGGTCAGGGCAATGTAATCTATTTCTGTTTCATCATCTTTAATGACAATCTTATAGATAGGTAGTTGGCGAATGCTCATGCCTTTAAATATAAAGCATGGCGGGTTTTTATAATTTAAGGGAACGTAGCCTTCTGCTCAATGTTCTTAATGTGTTGCTGATGGTTTGTCATCTCGGATTCTACAACGTAAGCCTTGACTATCATGGGGCCTTGCTGAGTCTGCTCAACCAGGTTAGTAGATGTGTTACCTACATTCTGTTGTTGTGGCACTAATGGTGCGGTGCTTCCTGATGATGAACCCGCATCGAATGAAGGCACGGTTGGTGCTGCCCCTCCTGATCCCGATAGCAATGCTTTTGCTGATGCCATACTACCAAGTATGGATGCTATTCCCGCCGCAAGTTTAAGATAAGGGGCTAAGGGGTTTAAAAGGTTGTCCGCGTGTGTTGGGCTAAATGATATCCTTGTAAGTCCCGATATAGCGGTGGCAGTATCTATTCCAATTTGAGCAAGAGCCAAGGTCTTTTGAAAGTTTAAAGCCGCCTGACCTTGCAGTCCTGCTATTTTAGCAATTGAACCCAAAGCCGATAAAGTGTTTTGCGCAATAGATATTTTGGCATCCCTTATAGCAATTTCACGTTTTATCTTTTCTTCTGCATTTTTCTTGTCATCTGCTGCTGTTTTAAGATCATCG